GAAGGCGTAGGAACGCTGTCAGGCACAACTCTTGACCTGACGTCTGGCAACGTGTTCTCACATGCGCCGTCAAGTGCCGCTACATATGTGTTCAGCAACCCGCCTACAACGGGGACAGCCTACGGGTTCACGCTCAAGGTTACGCCCTCTGGGACGTATACTGTGACTTGGCCTGCCTCGGTTGACTGGGCTGGTGGAACGGCTCCTGACGCCCCTGCAAGTGGTGAGACGGACGTCTATACGTTTTACACGCAGGACGGTGGCACAACTTACTATGGCTTCTTAGCTGGGGCAGCAATGGCATGAGTATCGCTAGAATGATGCAAATGGGTGCGGCGGGGGTTTCTAGCGGCGGCGGAGTTGTCTGGACCGACCCTGACCTAGCTAATGCGAGTTACGATGGGGTCAGCTTTAGTGTTGCTGGGCAGTCTACATTACCTGTCGGTCTTTGTTTTTCCTCTAATGGACAAAGCATGTATGTTAGTGACTACTTGGGTACTATTTTCCAATACACACTTTCAACTGCGTTTGATGTGTCCACAGCATCTTATGCAAGCAAGAGTTTTGTTTCGGGATTAGGGGCGAACATAAGAGATTGCTTCATATCGGAAGACGGGGCAGAATTTTATATAGCAGATCAAGCTGGTTCTGACACTATTACTCAGTTTTCCCTATCTACATATTTTGATATTTCATCCGCATCTACGCCAGCAAGCAAAACTTTTAGTGTCGCCTCACAAGAAGGCACCCTTTGTGCTGTGTGGCTAAAGCCCGACGGGGCTAAACTATATGTGGGCGGAACGGGACAAGACACTGTTTTCCAATACACACTCTCAACAGCGTTTGATGTAAGTACTGCCTCGTATGACAGCGTGAGCCTAGATGTCTCCGCAAAAGAGGCAAATTTACGCAGCATCTACCTTTCAGCTGATGGCACCTATCTGCTTGTTGGTGGGTCTTCTAGCGACAGCGTGCATGGCTACTCTTTAAGTTCTCCTTGGGACGTATCCTCTGCTTCTTTTGTAGACTCCTTTAGCATGGCATCGCAGGAATCGGACCTAAACGCAATTTGGGCTAGTGCAAGTGGTTCAAAAGTTTTTGGCCTTGGCCTAACCGCAGACACAATCTACCAATACTCAACAGCATAAGGAAAACCTAAATGCTACTCGTGAAAACATCAAACGGACAGGTAGAGCAATTTCCATACACGCTCGGAGACCTTCGCCGTGATAACCCGCAGACCGGCTTCCCTAAGAAGATCGGGGATGCAATCCTTGCCAGCTACGGTATCTTCCATGTGATGCCTTCGCAGCAGCCTGAGCATGACCCACTGGTGCAGACAGTCGTGCGGGACGCAGAGCCTCACAACAACGAGACAGCGGTTGACGAGGAAACTGGTGAGACATACGAGACAGGTCGCTGGGTGATTGGCTACACGGTCGTCAACAAGCCGCAGGATAAGGCAGAAGATGCAGTTCGCAACCAACGCAACCGCCTACTGCAAGACACTGACTGGCAAGCCCTAAGCGACAACACAATGGGCGATGCAATGACAGCCTACCGTCAAGCCCTGCGCGATGTGCCAGATCAAGCTGGGTTCCCGTTTAGTGTCGTCTGGCCCACCAAACATTGATGGATGAGGTGGATGTATGACCGACACAGCCAAGCGCATGATGGACGTAGCCAGCACCGAAGCGTTGTTTGCCGCTGCGGAAAGTGCACTACCCGGCGAAGCGCGTAAAGCGGTGTTGCTTGCCGCTGTCCGGCGACTACACTACAATGCCAGTATCGCGCAAGGGTTCAGCCCAGACGATGCGCTGATACTCTGCATAGAATCGGTGAAATACTAATGACAACCCGCGACACTCGCAAAGCGTTCCTGAAGCTGCTGGACGACACTTGGCCGGGCGTCCGGTCGGAGTTTGTCGCGGCTATGCGCCAGGTGCAGAGCCAAGCGGATATGAAGGCACTTGAAGCCGCCATTGCGCGCGGTGATGTGGACGCGGCGTTCCGCGCGCTGCGGTTCGATGCGGCCGATTTGTTCCGCACCGATACGGCAATCACCGCGGCCATGAACGCTGGCGGCAATTACCAGATGGGCGCGTTCCAACACGCCACGCGCCGCGCGCCGATCGCTGGTCGCATCGTGCAGTCGTTCGGGGGCCGGAATGAGCGTGCCGAGCGGATCGCGCTGGATCTTGGATCGCGGCTAGTGACTGAGGTGCTGGACGACACGCGCGTGATGATAGCCCAGACGATCAGGGCCGGGCTGGAGGCAGGCGCAGGGCCGCTGCGCACCGCGCTGGACATCGGCGGTCGCGTCGTTAACGGCAAGCGGCAAGGCGGTCTGGTGGGGCTGCACAGCAGGCAGGCGGGCTATGTGCAGAATATGCGTGGTGAACTGACCGACCCCGACAGCATGGCAAACTATTTTACGCGCACGCGGCGCGACAAACGCTTTGACGGGATCGTGCGCCGGGCTATGGCGGACGGCAAGCCGGTGGCACAGGCGGACATTGACCGGATGGCGGCGCGGTATTCGGATCGGCTGCTTGCGTTGCGCGGCGAAACAATCGCCCGCACCGAAACGCTCAAGGCGTTGAACGCAGGGCGGCAAGAGGCGCTGGACCAGTTGATCGAAAACCCGAACAACGATGTTCAGGCGGGAGACGTGGTTAGGGCTTGGGACAGCACGGGTGAGGATGGCAAGACGCGACAGTCTCACCTTGACGCGGACAAGCAAGACCCTGTTCCGCAGGGCGTGCCGTTCATTGTGGGTGGATACCAGATGATGTATCCCGGCGACACGTCGCTTGGCGCACCGGCCGGTGAGACCGTGAATTGCAGGTGTTATTCTGATATCCGCATCGACTTCTTTGCGAGGCTGGAATAATGGCAAAATATACTTTTGCAACTTTGGACCAGTGGACAAAAAAGACCGAAAAGCGAATTGACGCCGTGCTGAAGGACGCGACGCAATCCGTCATCGCCGTGGCGCAACAGACCAAAGCCAAAGGCGGACGCATGCCTGTTGACACGGGCAACTTGCGCAACAGCCTGCAATCGTCGGTGGCAGGAGGCGCTATGGGTGAGGGTGCATCTTCCTACATTCTTGCAGCCGCAGGAATGAAAGGTGGCGATCTGGCAACATTCACTTGGACAGCAGAATACGCGAGGCGTGTGAATAACGGCTTTGTGGGTGATGACAAGCTAGGCCGGACTTACAACCAGGTGGGCGCGCACTTTGTCGAGGGCGCCGTTGATCAATGGCCCGCGATTGTGCGGGCATCTATTGCAAAAGCAAAGGCACGGGTCGGATGAACCACAAAGACATCAAAACCGCCTTGCGCACGCGCCTTGCCGCCACGCCATCCGCGCCGCCGATTGTATGGGGCGAGAACGCGCCCGGAGTTTATGACACGCCGTCGCTGCAATACATCACGCCTGAGCCGCCGTATTGGCTGGCATATTTTACCACCACCCCGCCGGAGCGTTTCGGCCTGTCCAAGTCAAGCCGGATGGTCGTTCGGCTGTTTGTGGCGGTCTTTGTGGACGAGGGCACGTTCGAGGATGAGGCCGACGACCAGGCGCAGCGCATTATTGACCAATTCCCCATTGACCTGATACTATCCGCCGGAGACGGTCAAATTCAGGTGACAGACATGGGCGATCCACAACCCGGCGCGATGGACGGCACATACTTTCGCAAGAACGTGTCGATCCGTTGCAGCGCAATCTTTCAAAGGACACCTTAACTATGGACAAGAAAACACACCGCGCAAAGGCTGGTCCTATAACCGGCGCGCGGATCGTCACAATGCCGACAAAGACCGGCACGACACCCGCCATGATTTACAAAGGCGATGTGCCTGAGAAGGGCGACGTGTTGCAATTCGCAATGTCCAACGGCGTCACTTATTCCGGCACGGTGGTTGATGCCACTGAGGCGGACGGCGAAGTTCTGGTTGAATTTACATCGGGTCTTGTCCCGGTCCTGAAATAGGCATCCCGCCTATCCACGCCCATGAAAGGAAAATATCATGGCACTTACTGAAGGCATCGGCGGGTTTCTGTCCGTCTCGGCAGCTACCCCCGCAACATTCGACGCAGCCGGATACGTCGCGCTGTCGTGGACCGAGGTGGGAGAGGCGTCCGAAATTCCCGAGTTTGGCGCGGCATATTCTGCGGTCACGTTTACCCCGCTGAAAACCGGCATCGTGAACAAATTCCACGGCGAACTGAATTATGGCTCGATCACGGTTCCGCTTGGCTACGACTCTGCCAATGCTGGCCAGATCATCTTGCTTGCCGCGCTGGCGTCTAAGGACGAAATCAGCTTTCGCGAAACCCGCAGCGACGGCACGATCCGTTACATCATGGGCAAGGTCATGTCATTCCCGCGCGGCCAGTCGGTCGGGTCGGTCAACATGGCAAGCTGCAATATCGAGTTCACGCGCGCCGATGTGGAAGTCGCCGCGTCGTAATCCTGCAACTCCCGCAGGCTAGGGGGGTGAGGCGTGGTTTACCGCACCCCCCGAATTTAACCTAAACCAAAGGATATAAACCATGGATTGTTTCGACTCAGTATCAGCATCAGAAAATGGCGCTTGGCTGCACCTCACAAACCTCCGCACAGACGCGCCGGCATACGTTACAGGCAAGGACGGCACGCCCGACGCGTCCAAGCCCATGCGCCTCAACCTGCTCGGCCCTGACGCCCCTGCGGCAAAGGCCAAAGCCCGCAAGCGCGCAACCAGCATCCTGAAGCGGCGCGGCGGCAAGATGGACTTCGCCAAAATGACCGAGGCGCAAATTGGTGCGCTGATCGATGAAGGGCAAGAGGGAATTATTCAGACCGCCGTTGATGCGACCATCGGCTGGGAAAACCTGAGCCTTGACGGGAAGCCTGTGGAGTTTTCGGAAGAAGCGGCGTTTGCGATCTATCGCAAATATCCGTCAATATTGGACGAAGTGACTGAGTTCTTGAATGACCGGGCCAATTTTTTCGCACAAGCCTAGAGGCGCTTTGTCTCTGGGCACGACAGCACGCTTGGTTATGTGCACAGCCAAAGGACATAAAGCAGACGCGTTGGAGTTTTTTGGAGCAAGCAAATGAAGAACCTGACTTTCCTGAACTGCCATTTCGTGCTTATCTTGCGGAATGGCTGATGGATGTCGGGCCAACAATGCAAGGCGGGATGGGGCCGGTGGCCCTGTCCCATTTAGAAATTCAGGCGTGGGCCGCAAATGTGGGGCTGAAGTTTGATGGCGACGAAGCGCAATGGCTGCAAAAAATGAGCGGGGTTTATGCAAGTGAATTGTTTGAGTCGAATGGCAAAAACACGCCACAGCCGTTCCGGGAGTAAGCCGCATGGATGACATGGCATCGGTCGGACTACAGGTTGACAGCCGACCCGTGCGGACGGCCAGCGATGATCTGGACAAGTTTGC